GATGCGTGCGCGTTCGGTGTTGTTGGTGTTGAATACAAGCGGCAGATTTTGAACGCTGCTTAAAACCGTATTAGATGAGTTTGAATAAAGATATGCACCATTCGTATTGTTGTAAAACAAAGCAATTTGCGCGCTACCCGTGCCTTCAACAGCAAGAACTTTATCAGTCGCATTTCCACCCGTAGATGTGCGGCCTATTGCCAAGCCTCCCGTCGCTTCCAGCGTCATCGCCTGCGTGAACGTGATGGGGTCGCCTGCGGTGCCGGAGGCTGCTGTCTTCCAAATATGCTGCCCCGACGCCTGTTCGTATTCAGACGCATAACCGTTGTTTACATACGTTCTAATTCCAGATGAATTACTGAATGCGTTTTGTCCAAGAATGTAAGCAGAGGTTGAGAAACTCCACAGGCTGCCCGCATTTAACTGCAACGCTCTGATGCTGTTCCCCGTATCCCACGCACTCGGCGTGACGCCGAGGCCGAGGTTGCCGGCGCTGTCTAGCCTGAGACGCTCCGTGCCAGAGCCAGTGCCATTAACAAAAGCGATATATCCGCTATCTGAGCTGTTAGTAAACGCAAGATTTTGGCTATCGTCGTAAGTTAAAAGAAATGGTCTGCCAGAAACGGTATTGTCAAGACGAATCGCGCAAGCGGTTCCTGATGAGGAAATGTGAAGTTTTCTAGTCGGCGCGTTAGTGCCAATGCCTACGTTATCCGCAGACGCATCCACGAACAGCAAATTACTATCTGTGTCTCCCTCCACCCGAAAGTCAACGTCGGCGCCGGAGTCGTTGAAGACTGCGGCCCCATCAACCTTAAAGGTCGTGCCGTCGTAGGTGACTACGGAACCCGCAGTCGCTTCCTTAGAGCCGTTCAGATAAACCACACCGTTCGCGGTCTGAGTATTCAGCGCGCCGTCGACGACATCTTTGACGGTGATTTTCTTTGTCTCCGTGGCGTTCGTATCCACAACCGCCATAACATCGGTCGACGGGGCCACGCTAGCCGCAGCAAGCGCGGTTAACTGGCTGATTTTTTTATCTGCCATGCTCTATATCCTCATTCAAGCCGCAAGAAGGATTCTGCGGTCGTGGTCAGGGTTAATGCAACCAAGCGCACTGTGCCATCGCTTCCCTTTACTTTGATGGTCAAGGTGCTGTTGTCGGTCAGCTCAAAAACCATATCGCCATTATTGGCGGGCGTTGCCGTGGCTGCGGGAAGATACGTCACCGCGCCGACAGAGCCGCCCGTGATAGCAACATTGTTTGCGTCCTGCGTGGACATCGTGCCAAGGCCGCTGACTGCGGTGTTAGCAATCGCAATCGTCGAATTTGATGCGGCGGTAAGGCGACCTTGAGCATCCACCGTGAAGGTCGCGACTTGCGTTGCGCTGCCGTAGCTGTTCGGCGTGACAGCGGTATCGGCTAGCGCAATCGTTCGGTCGGTCGATAAGTCGCCGCCGCCCGATAGCCCCGTTCCGGTCGATACGTTGCGCGTGGTCGGTACGGCTGAGACATCGGATGCCGACAGCGACACGACACCCGTTTGCCCGTTCACGCTAGTCACCGCATCGGTCGGAGTCAGTAGCTCCTGCCAGTTCGCTAGCGTCGAATAAGGTGCTGCGGTCAGGATAAATGACTTATTGACGTCAGTACGAACCGCGACGTCACCCTTTTCGGCGGTCGATAGCGCCAGCATCGCCGCTTCGTTTGCGACCACGAAAGTGTCGGTGATGGCAATGGCTGGAACCTGCGAAGATGTAATCTTGCTGTTCGCGTCCAAGGTCGCGACACCGTTTGCCGCGCCTTTTTCCGATGACGGAATGGCATCGGTAATCCCATACCCTGAAAGCGTCGTAGGCGTTGCCGTGACCGATGAAAATGCAGGGGTGACTGTGGTATTCCCCGCTGCCGTCAATCGGCCTTTTGAATCAACCGTGAAAGTTCCGACCTGTGTTGTAGAGCCGTAAGCTCCTGGCGTAACCGTCGTATTGGCAAGCGTTGTCGTGATTGCCGTTGTGCCGGAGCCGGTCGTATCGCCTGACAGCGTGATGGTCTGGTTGCCGGTAATGTAGCCGTCAGGATTCGTTGCGTTATAAGGTGTGAACGTCAAAGCGTCCGTAACATCTTGCGATGTGAGCGTGACCGCTCCGGTTCGGGTGTTAAAGCTGTCCACGCTAGGCAGCGCGGTTGTGGCGGCGATGGTAACTTCACCGTTCGCATTCGTAATCGTGACACCTGCGCCAGCAGTGAGCGTAGAAGCCTCCCAGCGCGTCTGTGCGGCGTCGTAAATCAACACTGACCCTGCGACAGGGGATGAGGCTGCAACGTCTGAGAGTTGGTTGACGTTCGGCTCAAAGGTCGGTCGAACGAAGATGGAGCCTGACCCGCCCGGGCCTGCATTCACCACAGACGCCACTACGACGCGGGGCGTCGGCGGGGTCGGCGCGGTCTTCGTCAGCCCACCCGCGACGGCAGGGTTGTAATACAGGATATCGCCCTGCTGCCAATTCTCTGCGCCGCCTGTGGTGTCGAATCCGCGCACCAACCCGAAGGCGGTAACCTCACCGAAACCGTTGTCGGCGATGTTGGAGGCGGCTACCCCCATAATGACAAGGCCGTCAGTAATGCCGGTTGCTGGTGCGCCGCTCAGTACGCCCGACGCGCCGACCGCGCCGGTAAACATAACGCATTGGCCTTTCGTTATGGCTGCTGATGCCTTGATGCGATAATAGCTATGAAATCCGACGAACTGGTTGACCGCGCCACCGTTCATTCCGATGTCGATGGTCGCATAATCCTGATTCCACGCGATTTGACCTTCGACAGGGGTTATCCCTGCGTCAACGTCAAACTGGATGGAATCGACTTCCGATATCGCGCCGGTAATTCCGGTCAGTGATGTGATGTCAGTGTTTGCGCCTTTCCGTGCGCCTTCGGGCCATGCCGTACGCACGACCAATTCTTGCGCGGTTTCCTGCACGACAACCGATTGCAGGATTTCATCGACAACGACTTGTGAGCGGTCACCCTGAACGATAACCGACTGCACATTTTCGTTGACAATCACGCTCATCGCGTGACCTCTGCGTCCACCGTGAAGTCGCCTTGCAGCAAGCGGTAGACGGTCGCGCCGTCGATTAGCTCTAGGTCATAGACATAGCAGCCCGCAGCAACGGCTGCCGTCGCGGTCGCTGAGGCGGTAATCGTAATCGTTCCCGCTGTGCCACCTAGTGTTATATCGCCGCCGCTGGAGGTGAGGCTAAGAAGCGTCGATGCTGACGATGCCGTAGCGCGCACTTGCATCCGTGCGGTGTAATTCGTGAGATTGACCGGCACGCCTTCGCTATCCAGCCAAGTGATTTCGCGGGTAAAGGTTGCGCCTTGCTCACAGATAAAGTTATGCGTTCCCGCCATTTGGCGAACCCTCCAGCGTCACGTTAAACGACGCAATCATTTCGTCTTCGGCTTGTCGTTCGCGCAAGACGTCTTCGATATCTAGGCCACGCTCCGCAAGGGCTTGCGTTCGGGTCATCAAGCCGTTGTTAATCGCGGTGATTTGTGCTTCGGCTTCGTTGCGCGGGTCGACCCACTGCCAGCCACGCGGAACCCACATCGTTTGCGAAAACTTAAAGAATTTGTTGGCGGGTAAATTGACGATGCCCGAATCTAAGGTCTGCCGTAGCCATCGCAGATAAACGGGCTGGCAGAAATGCTCAATCATCCAATGTTGGACGGTGCGCCATTGGTCGCGTTCCTCAAGTAGTCCCTGACGGATACTGGAGTAGCTGACAGCCTCTAAGTCATTAGCAAGCGATGTGTAAGACACGCCAAGGCCAGAGGCGATACCTCTCAACATGGCCTTTTCAAAGTCACGGAATGCGGTCGAAGGATGCTGCGGGTCGTAGCTCTTAAAATCTACGCCTGCGGGGAGTTGGTTGAACGTGCCAGGTTGAACGTCCATGTTCAAAGTCCCGTCCCCGTTGGCTCCGTCAGCTTGATACTCGTCGCCGGATTCGGAAACAAAGAAACCCATCTTCGATGCGCTGATGCGCGCTGCGACGAGTTCCGCTTCTTCGTAGCCGCCTAACATTTTTAGCCGTGTCATCGATGTCGATGTCCAAGGCGTTCCGCGTGTCTGACCGATACGGTCAGGACGGAAAGCGTGAATCATTCGGTCAGCGGTAATTCGTTCGTCGCGGATGTAGTTTTGCGCGCCCATTTGGTAATCGTCAGGATGTTTGACCTTGACGTAGTAGGCGATGGGCTTACCGGCGGCATCGACTTCGATACCCATGCGGATTTGATTACCGTTCTTCAGGACCTCATTCTTTTCTTGGTCGATAAGGTCGGGGTCAAGGAACTGAAGCCGGAATCGGTAAGGATTGCCACGGTCTTCGACGAATAACACGAAGCACTCGCCGTCCCGAACGACGCTTTCAATAAACATACGCTGACAGTCGACCCACGACAATCGACCATCGACGGTGCAGACGCCGGGCTGCCCCCAGGCCATAAATGCGGTCTCTAAGGTCTGGTTTGCCACTTGGTCTAGCGTGCCGTTATTTTCCCGCGCCCGAACTTGAAGCGTGATGCCACGCGGCCCAACAACGTTCGTACGCACAAGGTCAAGATACCGCCGCGCATAATCGTTGTTCTGGCAAAGGTCACGCGACCGTGCGCGCATCGCCCGCAAGCTGTAGCGGATGTCGCTATCGGCTGACTTTGTGAGCGTCAACCAATCGGAGAAAAGCCGACCGACATTTGCGGCCTCAAAGGCGCGTCGTTGCGGCTTGACCTGTTTCCGGAACATATCAAGGAGGCCCATTACGTGAACCTCACGCGAATGGTGGAGGCGGTCAACATACCACGGGCAAGTTGTTCGGCTTGTCTCTCACGGGCCACCTCGCCTTTTAATCGTTCACGTTCGATATACAAGTCCTCACGGCTCCATCGTGACAACGACCGCCCTGCGATGCTGTAGCTGGCGGCAGCGACGTTGCTGGGGTCGCGCAAATAGGTTTCGACGTTATCCAAACAAATCTGCGCGAAGGAACGGGGGTCATCCGATGAGGTCGCTTTGTTGGGCTTAACCTCAATGATACCGCTGTTGATTTTAATACGCGCAGAATCAGATGTCCTAGTAATGTAGGCGTCCCAATGATAACGCCCTGCGTTATAGGTTGCTGTCGTAGTCGAACTGACCTCAACCACATAAGCATTCGCGCCAGCGGAGGCTGTAATCGCGATACGTTCGCCGGTGATTTCTCGGCGTAGCACATAGCTGAGAGTGTAGGCCGAGGACGGATAGTCATTGATAAGGTCGGTACGTTGCCACGCCCATCGGTCACCGGCCTCTAGGGAGTCCGGTTCCCTTGTCGGATAGTTTGTCGTGTCAAAGAGATTCGCCATAGTTATCTCCAGCCATTCACCCAGCCGCCCGGACGCGGCCTCATTGCCCGTCGCATCGGCTGTGTCACTTTCGGTTCTTCTTCCTGCACTTCGACAGGCTCAACAGTTCTGTTTGGCAGAATCATCGGGCCGTTTCGACCAATGAATGCTGCGTAGGCGTAGACCATACAGTCTAAGGCTTCCGTGCGTGAGCCGGTTGACCGTGGCTTGTATGACCTGACCCTGCGGCCCTGCACCATGCGATGCACCAAAGTCTCGGCTGTTAGTTGGTCGAAATAGACCTCATCGACGCTGACGGGGAAGTGTAAGTATCCCGCACCCGGTTGATGAATTCTTTTCAGCCGTCCATATAAGACGTCTTTAGCAGTATCGACGCCGACGATGTGAACCTGTGCGCTAGTGCGTCCTGCTCGTCCTGCGCGTTTAGGCCATATCAACCGACCGAAGCCGCCCGCGCCTTTAATCGCCCAGATGCGCCGTGCTTTTCGTTTGGCGCAATACTGATAAACCTGCTGTGTGAAGTGACCGCCCGAATCGACCGCGACCGCTTCCAGTATCAACTTTCGCCCGTCTTCGGTTTGCCGAGGTCGTGCGATGTAGCCGTCTAAATCTAGCCACAATGATTCAGAGCCGGGGTCGCCGTGTAGGACTGCATGGTCAATGCACCACGCTTCTTCATCCCGTCCCCAGCCCCAAACGGTAACTTCTAATCGGTCATCCTGTACGTCAACACCGGCGGTCAACATCAAGACCGCTTGCGGTATAGAGTTTACGGTGTAGGGTTCACGCCTTTGCGCGAGGCCGACCGCTTCGACTTCTTCGCCCCGCTCCTCAAAAGTTTCACCGAGCGAGGTGTTAATCCACGTTTGGAGGGTTTCGGGAAATCTTTTGGCCCGAACAAACGCGACAGCCATTTCCGACCAAGTCGACCAAGGGCTATACAGTTCCGATATATGGAATGAAGCAATGCCATTAAACTCTCTGCTACCACGCCACTCTCCCTGTCGGAGCATCTCCGGTTTATCGGCTTCGGTTAAGACCGCAGCACAGTGAACGCATACATATTCGGCGAGTTCTGGTTGACCTTCGGGCCACTTGACCTGTGACCAGATAAGCCTTTGGAACTCTCCGCAGTGAGGGCAAGGAACGTAATAGAATCTTTGGTCGCCTGACTCAAACCCCGCTTCGATTCGACTACTCCCTTTAATCGTAGGCGTAGACCCTGCTAAAACCTTTCGGTTCCAGAATGTTGCGGTACGTTTCTTGCCCAAGGAAATCGGGTCACCCTCCGTTCCTGCGCTAGATGGATAGCGGTCTACCTCATCGAACAGCACGATTCGGATAGGACGGCTGGCTAATCCTGACGGGCTATTTGCACCCGCCACCGTTAGGTGACCGCCCGTGAACTTTTTGTGCAGCAGCGTATTGCCGCTGTCGCGTGATTTCGGGTCGGCGATACGTTCGGTGAGTACCGGCGTATCCCTGACCATCGGAGCAAGTCGGTCTTTGCTCCAGGATTCTGCCATCTCCAGCGTCGGCTGCACTAACAGCATCGGCGCGGGGTCTTGATGAACGTGGAACCCGATGACGTTGTTAAGAATCTCCGTCCAGCCGACTTGCGCCGACTTCATCACCCAGACTTCGCGAATCGCCTCATCGGTAACGGCGTCCATAATGCCGCGCTGGTAGGGTGCGCGGGACGTTCGCCAATAGCCCGGTTCTGCGGACGATTCGCTTGAGAGTCTACGATAAGCGTCAGACCACTCCGATATCGTCAGTTTCGGCGGCGGGTTCCAAATCTTCTTCGCCGTCTTCAACGCCTCCCAAATATTCGTCGTGACTCTCGGCGAGTTCGGTGAGGACGATATCGATTTCTTCGCGGATTCGACCTGCGATGACATTTGCATTAGGTTGATTTACTAACTGCGGAGCGACCTTGCTAGGGAGGCTTAACAGTTTAGCCTTGGCTCCTGAAATATGCTCTGACCAAACGCTGATGACATCGGACACATAGACCAACTCTCCGCGCTTGATGGAGTTTTCAATTGCTAACTTATCGCCCTGCTCTTTTGCCAATCGTGTTCGTTCGGCGATAAGGTCGGGCGTATCGGCGTTGACATTAGGGCCGCGCTTTTCTAAAGCGTTTTGCAAATAGCGGATATACCACGCCATGCAGGGGCCGAGTTCGTACTGCCCTCGCCCAACAGTTGGCAAGCCTTCCTGTTTTAATTGATGAACTCTCCGAGTTGTCAGATTCAGAGCGTTCGCGATTGCTGCGATGTTGACCGGCATTAATTAACGCGACGATATTTTTCGTCGATGATTTGGGGGGCTGTGTTGTTCCAGTTCAATTTGTGATGAAGCCTTCGATGCGTTGTTATCATTTCTGCGACCTTGACGCAAGAGGGGCAATACATCACAGAGTAGAAGCTTTTAACGTAAGTTCCGTAATCCAGATAAAGGTCGGTCATTCCAGATGCGTTACTTTGGGTTACCTTTTGATTGACCGATAAAATTGGAATTGTAAAAAACAACTTGCCTTGAAATGTCTTAAAAGCGTATGTATTGACGTCTTCGTTGATTCGACCAATAAACTTAAATGGACGTTCGGTGCTGCAGATAAATGTGTTCATCACCTTTCGTGTCGGTTTTATCTTTTGAGCTATTGCCGCTGCACCGCCTCCGATAAAGTCTCCATCTTGTGCCATTGCGATAGCAAGTGCTGGTATCGAATCAAAATAATCAACCAACAAGTCAAGAATCGTATCTAGGTCTTTAATTCGCCATCGACCATATTGATGTTTTTCATTGAACTTGTAACAAAATTCTTTGTAGTCGTCGTCAAGTTGAAAGAAGTATTTGATGCCTAGGTTCTTTGCTATGTCGAAACAAGCATTCCTAGCATATACGACGCCTCGCCGTTCTTTGAAGTTGTCTCCTTCATCGAAGGTTTGCGCCACTTCTTTTTTTAAAAACACAATAACTTGGTCAGGATATCGACGCCTGTATTCATCCAGTGTCGAATCCTCATCATCACAAATCAAATATATCTTGCCTGTATATCCACACTTCCTAAGTGTGTTGACGGTGTCAACACGGTCGGGACGTCCGTGCGTGAGGATAAAGGCCGCAAAGTCGTTATTCCTCATCGTCATCGGCTGTATCCTTTTTATACTGCTCCATGATGTTTTTGGTCAGCAGTATGTAGCCGTTTTCGATGGCCTTATCGAAGTCAATGATGACAAGCGCAGAGTCTTCCATCAATGACTGCATTTCAGAACTTGCGTGAGCGTAGTAGTCTGCGACTTTTCGGAAGTCGAAGACGGTGTGACGTTCTGCGGCAAAGAGTAAGAACTTCTTTTCGTCATCCGATAGCCCGGATGACTTGATGTCTTTGATGAGTTTGTTCGTTTTCTCTCTGTCACACAAAGAGTCAAGGATTGGTTTGTCGCCTGTCGGTTCGTACTTCGGGGCTTCTATCTTCCGCGTGTAAGGTTCCTCACGTTGAAGGTTGATGTCCTTCAGGGAAAGGGCCTTAATTTCAGAATCACTGAACCCAACAGAGTCAGTCTCAATTCCTAACTCGCCGAGTTCCTTCAACTCAAGGGACAACAGCTTCTCATCCCATCCTGCGTTCAGGGCAATCTTGTTATCCGCGATGACGTAGGCTCGTTTTTGCGCTTCCGTCAGCCCGACTAGCCGAATGCACGGAACTTCCGTCAGGTTTAATTTTCGCGCAGCCAGAAGTCGCCCATGACCCGCGATGATGCCGTTGTGTTCGTCGATTAAGATTGGATTCGTAAACCCAAACTCCCGAATGCTGCCCGCTATCTGGGCGACTTGTGAATCGGGGTGCGTTCGACTGTTACGTGCGAACGGAATTAAATCGGTGACGGCTAGCGTTTCGACTTGTAACATGGCCAACTTATGGTCGCTACCTGTGAAGTGAAATCCGCTCAACAATTCCTGTGCCTAGGAAAATATCGGGGTCCGAATTACG